ACCGATTAGACCAAGGGTTTTAGACTGTTCTTCAAAGGTAACAGTATTGGTGCTTAGAAATTCTTCAGAGAATAAACCTGAATCGTTTAGTAGCGTCCATGAGTTTGGGATTAGTTGTAGTTCTTGCGTTACGTCTACTACTTCAAACGCATTGGTATAAGAGCGAATAGTTGCCATTTTATATTTTCCTTGTTATTTTATGTTAGATTAAGCAGCTTCAAGAACTTGAATACCTAGAGCAGCTAAGGATGCATAGATAGCTTCTTTTTCAGCGTCTGTGTTATGAGTAGCATCTAGAACTAGAGCAGTCTTGCTGATAGTAGCTGGACCACGAACCATTACTGCCAGCTTAGTGTCAGTAGTAGCTGGAATAGCTTTATCTTCTAGAACAAGAGCAGCAGCAACTTGTGAACCATCAGTAGCGGTTTGAACGCAGATTTTGTACTTATAAGTACCTAGAACAGTAACCTTGAAACCATCACCAATAGCGAAGTCGGTAGCACCGTCAGCGATAGTGAAAGCTAAACCACCCTTAGAGAATGCTACAGCTACAGTACCAGTACCTACAGCAACACCATCAGGATCAACTACTAGGAATGTACCAGCGTTTGCAGAAGCTGCAGTGAATACTACAGAATATACACCTACTTTAGCTGGAGCAGTTACGGTTACAGCACCGAAAGTACCATTACCTGTATTACCTGCGTTAGCAGCAGCAGAAGCAGTGCCAGAAGTGATTGTTTTACCTAGAACAGTACCTACTGCGTATGTAGAAGCTGCGTCATTTACGATAACAGTGTCGCGGCAGAAGTTTAGTTCTTTCTTGTATTCGTGCTTAACTAGATTAGAAAGACGATATGTATCAGTTGCAATTACGGTCATTTTATATTTTCCTTAAAATTATTGTTTAGCTTGTTTAGCTTTTAGTACTCGCGCTAATGCGCTTTCCTGTGGTTTTTCATCTTCAGAAACTGATGCACCTTTTTCTTGGAATAGATCAGATTTCTCTAGTGTTTCTTTTGATTTCTCAACAGCTACTTGCATGGAAGTAATAGCACCTAAAAATGCAGTAAAATCTTCATCAGATTCTAGAGCTAGGGCAGCTTTTACGATTGGAGCAACTAACTTTTCATCTTTAACAACAGCAGTAAACTGTGCAGTCTTAGACTTGGTAATTTGTTCTTGTTTTTCTTTTTGGAATACTGCGATAGAATCGAGTGCTTTCTGGAGTTCAACAGATTTATCTTCTAGAGATTTCTGTAGATCAACCAAAACAGACTTCTCGACCATTTCAACAGTAGCTTCTGTAGTAACAGGTTTTGTCATGTGTTTTTCCTTTGACTTAGTTTTTTCAGAGGTAGATACCTCAACGGATTTCTCAACGCTAGCGTGTGTCGAGTTATCAGACTCAGAGGCTTTAGCCACTAACTCAGATTCTTTTTTAGCTAATGCTTTTTCAATTAGAACTTGATCATTGAGTATTGCTAGGTATTGTTTTTCATCTAGCACAGATAAAACATCTGTAATATTTTTAGATTCATTTAGAGATTTAAGAATAGTAAATGAATCAACCTTAGACTGAATATAGTTTTCATACCAATCATCGGGTTCAACTGTTGTATCATCTTCAGGTTCAACATAACCTAATAGTCGTGCTAGAACTTCAGCATCTTCATAATATACCCCGAAAAACTTACGCAGAAAGTCAGGTAATTCCATTGTTACTTGGACCTGTTGCATTTTCTCAATAGCTTCTTTACTGAACTTATTAGCCTTTAGAACTAGAGCATAATCTGCACCATTCGCCGGACCACCAATCTCAGGAGAAACTAAAGCAATATGACTAGTTTCTGAACTAAAATCAATATTGGTTAGTTTTCTTTTTGTTTTTCTTAGTGTTGTCATTTGATTCCTTTATTCTGTGTCATCCAGTTCTTCTACTTCAGCCATAGCTCCAATAGAAATACCATTAATTTGACCTGACTTAATTAGTTCCCAAAGATTATCATCTTTAACTTGGAGTGTCATTAACCAAGTACCTTTAGTTACAGCCTGAGAATTTAGTACCATATCAGCAGGAGCAATATACGATTCGATTACTTCAAAAGTATCTGTCATTGCCATGTGAAATAGATTTGCTCGTTGCAAAGAAGAATTAAAAGATTCTTTAGCTTTACGGACTTCTTCTGCTGATGTATAATCACCGTGGAGGTCAGTTGAATCTGGAAGCATGGCAACATAAGTTACTTGCTTCAGTTCTTCGTTTAATGCTTTGGCGACTTGGACCTTAGTATTTGTTTTATTCATAATATCCTTTTAATATACGCCTTGTAGTAATTATACCATACAATTTATAGAAATACTAGTTAAATATTATAAGTTTCAAAGATATACCTTGGTTAAAATATATAGTAAACCAAGGTATATTATTTCTTTAACTTACAGTAATAGCTGATAGAATAGGTTCAACTTCTGTTGCTAGTAATGCGTTTCCTGCAGTACTCTGATGTGTACCGTCTGTTGTACTGTAAAACGTTGTACCATCAACTTTCCATTTCGCAGTATTAACCCCACGTACTGATTGAGGGTCGATGTTGTAGTCAATAAATCCATACTTTAACCACTGAATATGGGAAAGGTCTGGAAATGTAGTTGGGTAAGGACGAACAACTGTTTGGTTTGCCTCAGTAACAAAACTGTCTGTGGAAGACGTGCGAGGAAATAGTCCAAGTTTGATAATTTTATCGTAGTTATACGTTGTCTTAGCTGTTTTCCAGTAAGTAAAGAAGTCCAACACCGCATTAACGTTGTTAGTACCAAACTCATCCAGCAGCACACGGCAATATTTTAAATACGGAGTCCAATTTGAGGCAGTTGCAGCGGCTTGTAGTTGACTTTGACCACCCTGTGACATTTCCAACTTAGGTAATCCAAGATTTCGACATGCTAAGTTGACAAATGTTCCAGTTGTACCTAGTGAACCAGTACCTTCTATAATAGAATCACCAACTATAAATAAGGTTTTAGGATCACCACTAACAAATTTACCAACTAAAATAGGTACATAACTCTGTGTCAACTGGCCGGGGTCTGAACCAGATAATAGTACAATGTCCCCTACTCCATCAACATCTGAAAATGATGCTGTTGCAGTATTATATATCCTACCCCAACCACCAGTTTCTGATTGCCTAGAACCTACAATGATATGACCTGCAGTTGTCACAGAACCTTCTATACGCACCCAAAACTCAGTATTGGCCGGAAATTCAGTGAGTCCAGTGAACGAACTTGGGAGTATAACATCTGATATTACTGTAGTATTTGCACCATCGGCAATTGTAAACGAACGTGAATTAGAAACTGTTACAGGTGTAAATTCAGCAACAGTCGTAACCCTTTCCAATGAACACTTAGTAATATTCAACGCATTACCTACAGGTGTACCACCAGCCCATCTAATATTTGGGAAGTCTAGTCTTAATTCCGAACAGGCGTGATTACCTAATTTTACACGAAATCTACTCTTAAAAGTAAGTGCAGAACCTGCCGTAGTATTGATACCTGCTGGTAATCGATTATCTACACTAACTGTACGTAATACTCCAGGAGTAGCTGTGGATACAATAGTTGGTACTGTCAATGCTTGTATTTCGGCAACTGTTAATCTTGTAGGATAAAAGCGAATATTCTTTATGTGACCTGTATTTGTCGTGTTGGTAGTTGCTAGTAAACGGATATCTGAACCACTGAAAGTTGGTTGTGGACCAGATAAAGCTGAACCACCATTGTTAACTACATCACTAGAAATACCGGACCAAGCAATTGCAGTTTTACCGGGAACTGTAGCACCTAGTACTGTATTAGAGCCACTACCGATAATAGGACCATTCCAGCAATCATGTTCAACTACAAATGTACCCTCTGAACTATTGAACCATGCTGTATCGTTGAATATTGCAGACTCAGCAGACTGTGATGCAGTCGCTGCACCCGTTGCCACATAACCATGAGGCCCTGATGTTGTAGCTAGTGATAAACCAAACATCTGAACCTTCTCTGTGGTCAGTGCTGTATAATTTAAACCAGCAGGAGCAGTATTAGAAGTGACACCAACCTCAACCTGTTTATTTCCAGTACTAACCCATGCACCAGTAATACCAACCATATATACACCACCTGCCAACTTACGATACCAAAACATACCATTTGTCAACATTGTTGTATCGTTTACTGGGAAAAAACCTTCACTGCCATCTAGACGAAATATACCAATCAGCCCATTATTATTGAACTCATTTGACATTCGTAGATAACAAGAATAATTTGTTGCACCAGATGCGGCTTTCACAAAACCTTGAAACGTTTGCACTAAACCTGCAGCTTGTGAACCGGGTTTTTGTCGAATTATATGAACATTGGTAGTGGCAGTAGCAGTCATCATACTTAACTGAGTTATAACACCAGAACCGGAGTCACCAGCGACTACTGTACTAGTTCCTGAGTAAGTCCAAACTGGATCAGTAAAATTATTACTGTGTTTAATTAAGTTAGTAAAACCCGGCTCAATAGATAAACCACGATTTACACCATCCCATGATTCAAACGCGGGTAAGCCGGTGGCTAATGCTGTTAATACACCCGCATTAATATAATTACGTGTTCCTGCGCGGGTGAAGGTAATCCTACTGTCTAAACTAGAAGTTAAGTCTAAATTAAGTGTATATGAAGGTCCGATTAATCCTGCCTGATACAAGATTGCTTTCATCGATATATTTAAACCTATTTTCATTTTAGACCTTTAATTGAACGCTACAATATTACTAGCAGTAGTACCGACAGCGTTTACACGTTTAATATAAAATGGACCTAGAGTGCTACCTGCGTTGACATTACTGAAAGTAACAACAGAATCATCAATGTTTACAACAGCTACATTTCCGGCAGTACCTACATATAATTGCCTTACTTCTTGTGAGAAGTTGTTACTCGCGTGAGGTGTTACCGCAAATACTAAAGGAGAGGGGGACTGATCTTGAGTTGACATATTATTTCCTTGTTTATAATTTAATTGAAGCCTGAATTATCAGGCTCCGTTTATCCTAGTTACTTATATTGAACTTATTACTCTTGCTCAGATTTTCTTTAGCAGGTAATAGTTGTAAATTGAATTCACAATGTAGTCCACAAACTAAAGGATTATTTAAAGGAATGATATGGTCAACATGCATTCCTTTAAGGGCAGCTTCTTTGTACATGTCCTTCATTAATTCCTGATTAGCCCAGAGTGGGGTCGCTTGTAATTTTAATGCTCTACGTTTAGCTGCAGCATATCTAGCTTTTTCAGGATATTTCTTAGCTCTGAGTAATGATTCAGCATTATGAGCAGCTTGTTGCTTTGGACTATTTCTGAAAGATTTTCTGTTTAATTGAGAATGACGTTCTTTATTTTCTTTCTTCCATTTAGAAGCATTATCAGAAACACACGTTATACATCCAGAGGAAACATACTGCTCACAGATGTGACCATGTTTACATGGCTTACCTGTGTAGAACTTTTTCAACCCTAAGGACAATGCTTCTTTTCTAGAAATAATATCCACGGTCACTCCCAGCCAAAAATCGGAGTATATGTAAAGTTGATTACCTGAGAAGCAGTTGCAGTACCTACTAAAAATTTACCAACCAAAGCTAAATGTTCACCCGGATTAATAAACAATGGAGCGTCACCTAAATCTAAGCTCAATGGTCCGTTTGTAGGGGTAGAACCGATTGCTGCACCTACAGGCCAAGTAGCAATTCCAAGTGGGATTCTTCTAGGGGCTTTAGCTGTTGCAGCTTCAGCCGTAGCTAAAGATACTGCAGTATGACCGAACGCTAACGAGAACTGAATGGTAGTAGCTGTCGTTGCTACTGCTGCTCCAAGGTTAACTAAGTGAAGTTGAACACCACGAAGTACTAAACGTCTACCTGCGATATTAACAGTCAAAGCTGGAACTTGATAACTAGACCAAATACCATCAGTAGCTGCTGCAACTGCTGCTATAACTGCACCTTGACCACCGAGACCACCCGGTAAGTTAGCTGTTAAAGCTGTATTAGAAGGTGCTGCAGCAGTTGGATTTGCACTGTTTACATAAGTAGCCAAGCTACCCATCGTACCACCAGATGCACCTTGGTATGATCCATAAATGCGATTACCCTGAGTACTGAACGTAGAGGTTAAGTTAGAACCACCAATGCGAACACAGTAAGCGCCAATTTTAGTCTGGAGTACACCACCCGCTGCACCACCAGTAATACGCTGTTTAACGAAGAATTGCAGACCTTGAGCCATTGTCATGCGACCTTGACCTTGGGGTAGTGGGATTTCACCGAGCATTACTGCGCCGGTACCATCATTAACCCAGAATACGGCTTTAGTCATTCCTTGATAAACGATGAACTGATATTTCTTATCGTTATTATAAGCCCAAGTACCAGAACCTTCTGCTAAAGGGAATGCTACTGGAGTTTCAGTACCATTGCTTGATGCAATACCAATTAGTCCTGAACTGTTTAAACGCATGAATACCCCGTCTGTAGGAGCAACTGCTGCAGCACCCGGAACACCTAATCCGAATTCTACGAAAACGTTAGCTTGTGGTTGTGCGCTAAATGCGAGTTCAACGTCAGCAGAAAGAGTATTTGTTCCGTTGTTTGGGAAACATGCGTAAGTAGCAAGTACAATACCTGTAGCTGCTGTGGTAATACTAGCAGAGTTAAGAGTAACTTGACCAGCGGTAAATGTCGCTGCCATTGTAGTAGCTGTTAAACTATGTTTACCTGTGTTTTGAGCAGTGTAATTAAAGTTTTCATCATCAAGCATTAAATCTTGAGATACACGTTTTCTATAATCGATATCTACTTCAGGTGAATAAAGAGCAGGTGCGCCTGTAATTTGACCAGCATCGTTTTCACCGAAAAAACGAATACCACCTACATTCTCAGGGTTAGTTGCTACGTCTGTTTCTGGTACTATTTTCAATTGGCGAGAAGCATTAACATCTGCTCCTGTACCAGATAAAGCACCAATAATATTTGATTCCAAAGCCATGAGTATTCCTTAATTAATCCAGTTATATTGAACAACCCATGTACCAACTAGTTTATGTACAGAGCGTGCGTAAATTGTGAAGCCTGTAGCGTTAACAGGTGTACTTGCTGTGAGTGAGCAAAATTGTAAGAACCATTTATGGTCCGAAGCTGTATGATTACCGCTTGTAGAATCAGCGTTAACTCCAAGATTAACTTTAGCTGTACTTAGTATTTCTGTTTGTGAACCAACTACAACAGAAGCTTCGTTTGATCCTGAACCAAAATCAAGAGTTACTGTTCCAGAACCTGATGTTACACTTCCACCAGAAGGAGTTAAATCTTTAATACTGTTATCAGTGTGCTTAGTAAATAACTTACCATCAAAAGTATTAACCGCTAATTCACCTACTTCTAAATCTGCAGCAATAGGTACTGCACTGGCTGTACTTGAATGTTTAGTTATTACTTTTGGCATTTTAGTAAGTTCCGCAGTCGATTGTTCCTACAGCTAGAGTAACGAAAGCATTACCAGCATCTTTAGTCATTTGCATTGAAGTATTCATTCTAATAATACCATCGGTACCATCAGTACCCCAAAGATAACCACCAGTACCACCAGATACTACGGCTACTTTTTCGTCTGTGCTTGCTGCTGGAATATTAAGAGAAGCTTTAAACGAATCTACAGTAATCTTCTTTTCTTTTTGCCCAGTACCACTTGCGTCATGAATAATAAGTAAATCGGATGCTCCGTCAACACTAGCTAATGTGGTCAGATCATCGATAGCTGGTACAATAGTAAGTTTATTAGTAGCATCTGTAGCTACATGCAGAGTACCTCTATCGGTAGTAACGTGGGCTTCACCAGCCAACATCCCACTTGTTGGTAAATTAGCCTTTAAGCCGCGTTTTAATTGAATTCTCGCCATTTTATTTCCTTAATTGAAGGTTCCACCGTCTAGATTATCTACTACTGTTGGAGAATTAATCCATTCTCCAGATTCATACTTAAGAATATCTCCGTCCACTGGATTGGAGATATTTACATCATTCATTTGATTCAGTGCTGTAATCGGACTATTTACCACAACTTCACTTGTAGTAGGAACTACGGTTACTGTTTTAGTATTAGGTCTTACTACTACAATCATGATCTACTCACAGTCTGCTGAACAGTAACCGTTCCGTAGATTATCTTAACTTTCTCACCTGTAGGTTTAGTTTGAATTAGATCATAGTATCCTTTACTGATTACTAGTTTATCAGTTTCAACTGGTGGTAATTTAATATCAATCACTCCAAGTAAAGGAGTGACTTCTAGCATACAGTTGGAGCTAGTAGCAGATAATCTATAATCAGTAGAGAAAGTATAATCTCTGATTTGCATCAAGAAAGTACTACCCGTTAAATCTTCAGCAACACCTAGATCAGTTTTAATCTCTACGGTTTCATTAAAGGTTAAACCTTTGTCTATAGTTATGTTATATTCCATATTTAACCTGTGTTCTCTAAGTTATTAGAACTTGTGTCTTCACCTGAAACTGTGGTACTCGTTCCGATTCCTGTGGGTGACTTCATCCCTTCGCCGCTCTTTGAAGTACTCCCTGTCAAGATTTCAGTCTGCGGAGGTAAATCAATAGGTAATGGATCAATACCTACAGATTCACGAACAGCATTTAGTACTTCACGATCAAGTTCTAGCAGACCAGTACTTGAGTATCGCTGATAAGATTTTGATAATTGTTCAAGATCAACATCTTCAATACCATCAAAGTCTAAAGTTCCAGCCCTAGCTACATTCCAGTTATTGAGGGCATATGTCTGTTCTATTAACTCTCTATTTAATACTTCTGCAATAACCTTAATCATAGCATGAGCGGCTAAACCTGTCATGCTATTTTTGAGTGAACCTAAAGCGAAAGAACCAACTTGAGTTTGCCCCATACTCGTGGTTTCTGAAAAGAGACTTGTTACAATCAGGTTCTTGTAGTAATCTTTAATCTTATTTAGATCAAAAGCTTTCTTACCATCCATTGAAAGTAATTCAAGCTTAAATAAAGGTTGCTTAGACACTTCATC